ACTATATAAATGTATCTATTTTAGGAGTATAGAATTAGTATACTGGTGTGGTAAAGTCTATACTAGACAATAAACCACAAAGCTTAATATTAATATAGAAAAAGAGAAAGATGCATATAGTAACTTATTGTGTGTTTTTACAGTACCATTAGTATAATCTAATTTCTGTGTGATTTCTTCAAGCTTGTCCATTATATCTTTGTTAGTGTATTCCACTATAAATTTCTTTGTCATTTTAGTTCTTGTATTCCATAAATGCTTGATACAATTCTAATATATCTCCAGCATCTTCATTATTCCATTGAGCTGTGATAGTTACATCCATATCTGCGGTTGTATCTATTGTTGCTACGTCTGATACAGTATATTCAGTTTCATCTATAAGCATATCAATATGTATTGCTCTGCTACCTGTAGAACCTATTGTTCTTTGAGTTGCTACTGCGTCAATATGAAAATGGTCATTATCTAATTTCTTAGCTGCACCTACCAGTGTTGCTTTAGTTACTCCACCTACTTTAACTCTGATTGTTATTAAGTCACCTGCACTATCACTTGAGATAAGTCCATTAGCGTGAAACTTAAATACATTACCTGCACATAAACTGTTAGCTGGCATTACTCCTGTCCACAAGGTTGTCTCTGTTGTAGTATCTTCTACTGTTATTGTCTCTAATAGTACATCACTTGTTCTATCAATAGCTCTTTGAGTAGCTACGTTAGTAACATATACTTTACAGCCGTCATATTCAATACTACCTGCTTCTGGTGTAGTTAGATTAGTTCCACTTGTTAGTTTAAGAGGCGGATTAGTTGCTGTTCCAGCTCCTAAGTGTAATAATGCTGTTGGACTAGTTGTTCCTATACCTACATTACCAGCTATTGTTAATCCTCTATCAGAATGATAAGGATGTAAGTATGTTCCGTCATCATCCCAGTGGTTTTCACCAGCTATTTGTGCATCCACATAGTCTTTATTAGTAATGTCTTTACCATTGCTTGGTGCTTTATCTATAGTACCTTCTTGGGTGTTAAGTACTTTTTTGACAGAATAGTCTTCTGTTGCTTCAATAGATTGTCTCTCAGGATTATTAAACTGTGTATTATCTTTTTTGATTTTGAATATTTTATTTATATCTGTCATTTCATATCTTCCAATTTTATATTAAAAAAAAAGAAAAAAAATTACTCTGCTGCTGAAGTAACTACTTCCCAAGCTGCTGAACCCACTTCACTTGATACACATACTGATAATTTACCAGCATCTGTGTCAAACACAAGTGTTCCAACTTCAGGAACCATAGTATATTTAACAGTAGTTCCAATTTTAGGAACTATAAAAGCTTTTGGATTTAATATATCTTCCATATTAAATACCTTATGCTCTTGTGTTAGTAATCTTACAGATTGCGTTAGTGTTAGGAACTTGACATACTCCTAACTCAAATGCTCTAATAGTAGTTTTAATACCAGGGTCTGCAATTTGCATAACTGTTAAAGGCGTTGCTTGTTTCCAAGTCATAGCTTCTTTAGCTACAACAACGTATGCTACGTCAGGTGTGCTTGCTTCTAATGCTTCAGTTACCATAATTTTTAGTCCTGCAATTTGTCCAACTACTCCATTACTTACAACGTCTGCTGTTTTAAAAGAAGGGTTGTTTATAACTTTACTATTTCTAAGTAAGTTAGTGTAGTCAGTTCCATTCAAACATAAGTAACCATTACCATTAAGTGCGTCAATGTTATCAGCTCTTAAATATTGTATTGCGTTAAGTATATCATATACTGGGTCTCTATTAGCTACAGTTGCTGAATCCCATTCATTACCACCAGTGATAGCGAAAGTGTTTCCTGCGTCTGCTAACATAGTTGCTGCAATTTGAACATCTACTGCGTAAGATACTGCTCTACCAATTCTTAAGATTGTTCTTTGAATCATTGGAATGTTATTTAGATTTTCATCTTCATAGGATATAACTCCTTCCATACCATATTTTTCAATTAACGCACTTACTTTAGTCCAACTTGCTTCTCCATAAGGGAAGTTTGCTAGTCTTGGTATACCACCAATATTTGTACTGGTCATACCTGTAGTTGCATTCTTACCTAACTCTGAGTTAGTTTCTCTGTAGTATGATTCTGTCCAAGCTCCACTAGTATCAATTGAACATAAAGTTTTTAACTTGTATTCCATTAATGCTACTGCTTTAACTGCACCATCTACGTATTCTTTTCTTAAATCTGCTTCTCCTGTTGTGTCTGCCATCTTACTTTTTCACCTTTATTTGTACAGATTGTCCACTAGTTGCTGATTCCATTGCGTAACCTAATACGTCTCCAGTTTCCATATCTGCTGTATCAGCATCTTTAACACTGTTACCTGCACCTTCTGCTGTTACTTCAGTTCCAAAAGTACAATTTGTAGTTCCACAATTCATATTAAATATACCATTAGTATAAACTGAGATTGTAGTACTTCCATCACTTGCTACTTTTTCCATAGCTGCTATACCTGCAATAGGTTTATCAGTTGCACTCATAGCTTTAACTGTTCTGTTATCTTCCATTTCTAGTAAAGTTCCTTTTGGAATTAAAGTGCCGTCAGCACAAGTATATTGTATAACGTCTCCTCTATCTCCAAGAAGCTCAACTATTACTGCTTCATTTGCCATTTTATTTTACCTCTGTGTCACTGTCTTTAAGTGACGCTATTTTACTCTTAATTGCTTCTATATATAGAGTGGCTTGCTCTACATCTAAAGCTGCTTGTTTTTTAACATTAATCCAAGCATCTAAACCTTTCTGCCATTCTTCTTTCTTCATTGTAATGCCTTCTCTATTGCTGTACCTTTGAAGTAAGCTTTCATGTCAGTTTTAGTTTTCTCTTCTTTACTGATTTCAGGTTCTTTAGTTCCTGCTTCAGTTTGTCCACCAAGTAACCGTCTAGCTTCTATGCCTTCTTGTTTCTTGATTAATGCTTCCATTATCTTGTTAGCATCTTCAAGTCTTTTCGCCGCTTGATTTGCAGAATCTATCAGACTTGGTTGTTCATTGTTTTCCATTTTATTCCTCCTTATGCATTTTGATTAACTATAGCTTGTAACGCTGGTGATAGCTCATTAAAGGGCACACCAAATAGTCTTTCTGCTATAGAATCTAGTACTTCAATTCCTGCCATATCATTGGTATCTATTGGGTCTGTTCTGGTTTCTCCACCAGTTTTTAGTAATCCAAAGCCCAATGTACTTGGTGCTTCTTGTGTGGTTCTTTCACCTGTATAGTCCTTTCCATATAATATTTGATTATATTCTGCGTCATTTCTTCTCTGTGCAAAGTCTGCATCAGTTGGTGTTGACTCACCTGTTTCTTCATCATATTCTCTAACCCAATCAGGTTGTTGACCATTTCCAGAACCACCATCAGTGTTTGATTCACCATCAGTGTCTTCTCCACCATATGCCTTAGCATTAGAAACTTGTGTCAGTGCTGTATTATACAACTTATGTGCTGAATATGACCAATTGTCTGGATTTTCTCCAAATAGTTTCATCTCTGGATTAGCTACAATTTCTTCAGGAGTCATAGTCTGCATTTGTTCTGTAAATCTAACATTCTTTTCTGTATTCATAGTTTCAAGAACTTCTTTTTCCTCCCAACCTTGTGCTAATAATGCACTGTTATCAGCTAAAAGATTTACTTTTGCAAGTCCTGTAGTTTTAATATCTTTGAAATTCTTTAAAAGTCCATCCTTTTCATTAAATAATTCATTAGCAAGTGCTCTAAATTCTGCAATATTATCTTCTACTTCTCTAGCTAAGTCATGTCTACCCATTTTATGTAATTCAGCTGCTCCTACACCTTGACCTAGTATTACATCTCCAGCATCATTAAATGCTTGGGTCTGTGTGTGTGCATTAAAGAATTCTGCTCCAACTCCCATTGAAAATAATCCTAGACCTGCAAGTACAGTTGCTTTATGAGCGTTAAGAGTTGTTGCTGCTTGTACTACAAGACTAACAATACTTCTAGTTCTTAAGGTATTTACACCTTTTAACACTAATTGTTTACCACTCATAGCTGCTTGACCTAGTCCACCTGCTGCTTGAATTGCAGTATATGCTGATTTAACACTTGTTATACCTGCTGCTGCTATACCTGCTGCATCTGAGGGATTCTCTGCTATCCATTCTGCTACACTATCTAATGTCTTGTTTCCAGTATCAGCACTAATTGCTTCATCTGGTGTTAAATCAACTATACCAAATGTTAAATCTTGAACTGCTCCTGAAAGTGCTAGTCTCATTACATCATACACATTTGTAAGTCTCTCTTTCTGTCCTTCTGGTGTAAAGAAATCAAATTGATATTCACCTGTTGCACTAAGATAACTCTCATTTGAACCTACTGTTTGTAGTTGTCCATTTTGGTCAGTAAACTGATTTGGTTGTTCTTGTTGATTTGGTAATCCAGGTTGTTGTGCGTTCTGCTCTGCTTGTTGTGAATTAGCATTTGGCTGCCAACCATTATCACCCATCTGTCCAAAAGTATTACTAGCTGAAGGTGTTGGATTGTTTATATCACTAGTAAACGTATTTGGGTCTTGTCCAAAATATGATTGTCCTGAATTCTGAACTGCTTGTTGTGAATTAGCATTTGGCTGCCAACCATTATCACCCATCTGTCCAAAAGTATTAGAACTTTGCTGACTAGATTGTTGTGAACTTCCACTTGAACGTGAGCTTCTACTTGGACTTCTTTTAGATTTAACTGCTCTATCAGCAGCATCTAATATACTAGAAGTCTTTCCATCTCTTGCTATGTATTGTTCTCTTTTACGTTTATTACGTGCTTCTCTCATTGCATCTGTATATACCATTATAATGCACCTCTATTCATAGGTGGTTGCAAGTTACTTGGCTGATTTAACTGCTGTTCTTGGTCTCCATCCTTTCTTCCATCATCTAACAAGTTTTGTTGTAGACTTGCTGGAAATTCTAAGTTTACTTCTATTTGTAATTGTGACAATAGTTGTTCTTCAACAAATAACTGTTCTTCAGATATTGTTTGTTCAAAAGCTAAGTAAGCAATTTGTGCTGCTGTTTGAGTTAGCTCTTGTGAACCACCTATTATAATTTGTGGTACTCCAACTGCTTGATAGAAGTATTGGTTTAACAGAGATATCCAAGGCATTGGATTTAATGAGCTGTTACTTGGTACTGCTACCAATTCAGTCTCTACGCTTCCTTTTGGAATAAATATATCTTCTCCTTCTCCTTTTGAACTTGCCACTTTAGCTTTGAAAGTAGCTATCTTACTTGCCACATCAGTATCTAAATGCCATATTCTAACAGGGTAAATATTTCTGTGAAGTAATTTCTTATAATCTGTCATTGCTTCATTTCTAGCTAAGATAATCCACTCTACAGACTCTATAATTGATACACCGTGAATTTCATCAGCAGTTCTATTTCTACATAAGTGAAATATATCTTCTGTTTTCAGTCTTTTAGATTTTTTACCTTGAACATTTTGTTCATACCTTTTAATTAGACCTTTATTATCTGCTACTATCTTAATAGTGGAAGGGTCTAATGGTTTAAGATTAACAACAGTGTCGCCTTCTCTAACAATTTCTGCAAAAGAATCACCATATATATGATATGCTCTAACCATATTCTCTAATATAGAGTTAAAACTATCTTTTCCAAAACCATGTAACTCATCAATAGTTAATCCTGTTATTTCATCTGCGTTAATACCTTTACCAATTGTCCATGTTGCCTTAGCATCAATAGCCATTTTAAGTTCTGGTATTGTTTTGTAATATCCTAAATACTGTGATGCTTCTGTATTTATGTACTCTGTTTCTTTCTGTCCACCAGCTGAATCAGTATCTTGACCATCAACTGAGTAATCAGTTATGACAGTTGCCTGTGCTCCCTTAGCTGCTGAATCTATTTCTGTGTATGCCATTTTATATTTTTATACCTTTTAATTGTCCTACTGTAAATTCAATTATAGCTCCATATATTTTATCAGTATCATCTAATCCTGTAGTACGTACATAATACATATATTGTGAATTATCTACTTGAGTATAAGTAATGTCTTCTGTTCTAATATTTAAGTTAGCACCACCCATTGATTGAGAATCAGTACCATCAGTTATTTTAGTTCTTCTTAATGTGAATGATTCATCAGATTCACTTCCATAACATGCTACGCTTGTAACTGTTGCTCCTTGTGGTAATACTGCTACACATGAACAAAGTGTATTATTACTATTTACTTGTAAATGACCTTCTGCTGTTGGTTGGATATCAGTGAAGTCACTAGATACAAATTGTGCACCACCAGATGACCAAAAAGATTCTTCTGAAGATAAAAAATCATTACTAAACAATCCACCTTTTCCAAAATCAAGTGCCATTCTTATACCTCCCTTATAAAATCAGTTACCTTTTTATCTTTTAATAACTGTAAATTTTTAATAGCTACATCTCTTAAAACATTAATCATATCCTCAGCTTCAATTATAGATTCATAACCACTCATATCATAAGCAATTGTGTATATAGCTATTAGGTTAGCTGTTATCTCATTAATTATTCCTTTTGTTTCAGTGTTAAGCTCTGAGTAAACATCAGAGAAATTAAACCTACATGCTGCGTTTACAAAACCTGTAATTTGAAATAAAAAGTTATTGAATAATGTTTCTGATGAACTAGTAACACTTGCACCTGTTCCTATTTTCTTTGCCACGTCTTCTATTGTTGCAAAGTATACTGGTGCTGGTGCTGAACTAAAAGGATATTGTTGAGCAGTACCTGGACTACCACCATTGCGTAAATATGTAATATTATCTTGTGTTAATGCAATATCAAATAAACTTACTTCATCAATTAAACCACTAAAAGGAGTACTACCTGTAGCATTAGTTCCAATATACCAATTTCCAGCTGTATATGTTCCAGAATCAAGTAATGTTGTACCACTCTTTTCTATAGTGCCACCATCAACACTAACAAAAGGGTAACCAGCATCAATTCCAAAAACTATAAAATGCCAAGTAGTACTACTAACTGCAATATTAGCTGTGCTTGAAGCCCAACTCTCATAACCTCCAGTATCTTTTCCACCTATATGAAAGTAGCCATCATCTTTCCAGTTACACTCAATTCCTTTTGAACCATCATAATTACCAAAACAACGCATATAAGCAGTTGAATCTCTTTTGAACCATCCACAAGCTGTCCAAGTTTGTGTTTCATAATTAAATATTGGGTCATCAGCATAAATTCCATCATTTGTTCCATCATAAGAATAACAATTATCTATTATCCCTGTTGAACCACTTGATGCTCCAGCTGTCCAAGTATAAGTTCCTACATTATCTGTGACATTGCCTTCAAACTTTAAATATGCTACACAATCAGTGCTTGTAGGTGCTGTTCCAGCCATACTAAGCAACCTCTCTGATAAAGTCACTTACTTTTTTGTCTCTTAATATTTGTATTGCTCTTAGATAAGCATCTCTTAAAACATTAATCATATCCTCAGCTTCAATTCTACTTGTATAACCACTCATATCAAACTGTATAACATATATAGCTGCTATATCAGTAGCTGCTTCTTGTAATATACCTTTAGTATCATCATTAAGTGTAGAATAGTTATCACTAAAATTGTATCTGCATATAGAGTTAACATAACTCTCTGCTTGGAATAGAAAACTATTAATGTAAGCTTCTGTATTAGCTGTTGCTGATGCTCCTGCCCCTACTTTATAACTTACTTGTGCTGTTGTTGCAAATATTCCTGTGTCTGCCATTCATTGTACCTCATAGTATAGGTTAAGATGTGTATTCCTTACACTCCATGCAGCTCTTATCAAGCCTTCTGCAATGTGAGAATATCTTCCATATATCCTAATATCATTTGTGTTTTTTTTGTTCTCTAGTGTAATAGATTTCAGACTTGCTGCAACCTCACTATCCTTTAATAGTTTTATTTTACCTCTTTCCATCATATGAAGTAAATTTAAATATAAATCTTCTTTAAGTATCTTTCTAGACCTATTAGAGTCCTTATCTACTGACCTTGCTGCGTTATTAATAGCAATAACCTTTCTTTTTGTCTGGTCATGAATGAATAACTGGTCAAATACTGCCACTCCCAGCCCACCATCATCAATATATATGTTTTTAAAATTATATTCTTTGTCTAAAGCAAGTATTTTATCTATTGTTTCAGTAGTAAGAGTATAAGTATGAACAATATTTTCTCTGTGAAAGAAAACCTCTCTAATCTTTTCAAGGATTTCAAAAGTGGTCTCATCACCACCCATTCTTGCCACATCTACACCCAGGTAGTACTCTCCAGAGACGGAGGGTGTGGGGATTCTCTGGAGTACCTGAGTTTCTTTGATTAAAGAATCAGAAAACAATTGTCCTAATTCTTCAAGAAATTGAGCAAGATATTGTTGAGCGTAATTCAAATCTGTCATACGCTCTTTCTCTCTAGCTAAGTACTCTCTCATCATTGTCCTCATTGGCTCTGGTCTTGCCTCTGCAACCTCTTCTGAGTTCACATGAAACGTCTTAAAACCCATTCTTGGGTCAGTATAAGCTTCATAAAAGTAGCCTTGTTTAGCATTAGGAGTAGAAAGTAACCACATCTTACCACCAGTAGTAAGCAACATTGGTGTAATTGATGACCAAATAGCTTCTGGTAAATACGCACACTCATCAGGTACAACTATATCTACAGTCATACCTCTAACTCCAGTAGCATATTGACCTACTGCTTTAGTAATAGCCTCTGCTTTATTTGTTAGCTTAACCTTATGTTTAGTTGGTCTATCCTTTCCTTTTGCTATTAGATTTCTATAATTATCATGAAGATAAATCATAATTTTTGTTAACATTCTCTCTGCTTGGTCTTCAGTAACTGATATAATAAGAACTGTCTTCTTTGGGTTGTTTGCTATAAACTCTGCAGTCTTAATAGCTATAATCTGACTCTTCCCTACTTGTCGCCCACTACATATACAAAGATTACCTTCAGCAGCCATAACATCTTTCTGCCATTGGTCTAAAGTAAAGCCAGTATACCCTTTTGGTTTAGGTTCTTGCTTCAATTTAGTTCCTTTCTTAGTTACCATATTAATACCATAATATATATGAAGAAAGCCATTATCATCAATCCAATTATTGTCTTATCATTATCCATTTTTTTAGTTTTCAAATTATTATTATTTTCAATAATAATTCTTGTAAGTAATGGTGTATATATTAACTCTTACTCTTTTAAATTCGCACTTATTCAGTTGTTAAATGGTCTATTGTATGCGTGGTGCTTGCATCACCAGTGCATGCACACACCTCACGTCCATCCTAAGCTCCACCTGATAGGGTAGGTGCCATTATTATTGGTTGTGAGTACATTGAGTAAGCCATTATTAAGTGCTCTAGGATGGAAGGCATATGCGTCCTAAGAGACATAGTAAGTCTATATGATAGCCATATATGCTATCCAATAACCATATTAGTGTTGGGAGAGATAGTTACAAAAGATTCTCCCTGTATTGTAACACACCTGTGCATAGGTGTAATAACACTTTACTTTTCTAGTATACTACTAGAAAAGCGAGTACTACTATTTAAACTTATGTATTTGGCTGTGAGTATTACAATACTACACCATTGTTTAATATATACTACTAGTGTTATTGTATGTGCGCCTTCACTAATATACTATTTACTTGTTATAGAAATATAATGTGAGCCTTCAGTTGTATCTTCCAGCCCACTTGTTACTCTTAGTATGATGACACGTAGCACAAGTAATACCTGTGCATGGTGCTCCACATACTCTACAAAATCTATTCTTTGGTCTATTCATCTTTACCTGTTAACTTAGTTAGTTCTACTGTGTCGCCTACTTCAAGACCAGACTTCTTTGGTACTGTAATAAGCATAATGTCACTTGCTTTATTATATCTTACCTTTGCCACAATCATTTCTTTACCTCCTTTAACATAAACTCATACTTAGCTAGTTCTTTAGCATTCATATTAACTACTTTCTTATACATACTTATCTTATCTTTTAAATACTTAATTGTTTTGTTCATTTTTTAGTTCCTCCAACAACACATCTATGTGTGTTATCTTGTTTGGCTTTATAACCCAATCCTTTCTACTACCACGTACTACCTTTGTAGCCTTACCAGTCATTCTTGCAATGATAAGCTCTTCTTTAGTAGCATAAGCTTTAAGTTGTAATACAGTGTTCTCTTTATTAATCTTTGCATAAATATAAACATCATGTATTGGTAGCTGAAACCATAGACCATCAGAGTATGTTGTCTTCAAGTCATATGTCACACCATTAATAATGAAGTCTGGATATGAATATATCTTTTTAGTATACTTACCTGTGTCCTTTATGAAATCAATCCAATCATGCTTGATACCTTGTTCAGTAAGATATCTATGAAGTACCATCTCTCCAAGTAAGCCAATGTAATTATTGTTACACTTAAACTTATCATACTCTTTTATCTCATCAAACTCAGCAGTCATCTTCTTTGCCAATGCAACTTCTTCTTCACTAATATATATTATCATTGTATCTTCTCCCGTAAAATTATTTGAAAGGTGACGAACGCCCCTTTCTTTTACGCCCCTTTCTTTTACGCCCCTTACTATGTATAATGATACTTCTACTATATAAATGTATCTATTTTAGGAGTATAGAATTAGTATACTGGTGTGGTAAAGTCTATACTAGACAATAAACCACAAAGCTTAATATTAATATAGAAAAAGAGAAAGATGCATATAGTAACTTAGTGTGTGTTTTTACAGTACCATTAGTATAATCTAATTTCTGTGTGATTTCTTCAAGCTTGTCCATTATATCTTTATT